CATTTAAGTTTGATGTGATTAGTTATGTAACTGAACTGCCTAAAGAGTTTAAATTACAAGAGTATGTTGATTATGAATTACAATTTGAAAAAACATTGCTTGATCCTATTAGATTTATATTACAACCTATTGGGTGGACACCTGAACCAAAAGCAAGTTTAGAGGCATTTTTCGGATGATACCATCATTATTACTTTTATATCTTACGGTTTTTATATCTTTTCAATGGGGTCAAAGAATTGCAATGACAAGAATTGATACTAAAGTTTTTTTTATTTTAATATTGACAATATGGATACTACTAAAAAATATAATGTAATTTATGCTGACCCACCGTGGTCTTTTAAAACTTATTCTGATAAGGGCAAAGATAGAAGTCCAGAAAAACATTATAGTGTTATGACATTTAAAGATATATGTAATATGCCTGTAAACAAAATAGCAAACGACAATTCAGTTTTATTAATGTGGGTTGTTGATCCATTACTTGATAAAGCATTTGAAGTAATAAATGCTTGGGGTTTTAAGTATAAGACCGTTGCCTTTACTTGGGCAAAGACTAATAAAACTAAACCTGGTTTCTTTACAGGTCTAGGTTATTGGACTAGAGGTAATCCTGAAATGTGTTTACTTGCAACAAAAGGTAAACCCAAACGAATCAGTAAGTCAGTACCTCAATTAGTAGTAGAACAACGTAGAGAACATAGTAGAAAACCTGATATAATGTATAAACATATAGAGAACTTATTAGAAGGACCATATATAGAACTGTTTGCTAGACAACAAAAAGATGGTTGGGATAGTTATGGTAATGAGGTAACAAAATGGAATTGACATTAGCAATATTTTATGTTATAATAATATACGCATTTATAATATGGTTATTGAGAAAGTGGAATAATGAACTACCTAAATGATTACGCAGACGAAAACAAGTTACCTATAATGGATCAACTTGCATTTGAACGTATTACAAACGACATAGGCAAAGAACAATTTAGATTAGATTTAGCAGATTATATTGCTGAACATAGACCAGTATTTCCTCTAAAGAAAATAACTTTAGATGATGTAAGAAATTCTTTTTATGATTTACAAAAACAAGACATAACAAAATATTGTAAACTTAATGACAATAATGTTATGGAAAAATATGATGACTACAAATATAATTATAAAGACTATGGTTTAGGTATCATAGACGCACCGTCAACTTTTAATAATGTATCTAATTATTTTCACCAAGAGTTAAGATTAAATTGTTCTAGTTATAGTTTCAAAGCACCTTTAGATGTATGGTATAACGGTACATCAAAAGATATATGGCGTTGTTTAGGTCCTATATGGCGTGGCATAAACAATATGAAAAAAGTTATGGTTGATGGTAAAGAAGAATTAAGAGGTGGTCAATTATCTGAGGCAAGTTATATGAGTGCGTTTAGATTAGGAACATATATTGCAACACAATTTAAACCTAATGTAGCCAAAACCATTTACCAATTAACCAATGCAAAAAGAGTTTTAGATACAAGTTGTGGATGGGGAGATAGACTTGCTGGCTTCTTTGCCTCGGACGCTGAGGAGTATATAGGATGTGATCCTAACCCTAATACATACAAACAATATGTAAAACAGATTGAAGTATATAATAGTTTCTTACCTAAACCTAAAAAAGTTACTATCTATAATACAGGTGCTGAAGATTTACCTTGGGATAAAATAGATAACATAGATTGTGCTTTTACAAGTCCACCATATTTTAGTACCGAAGAATATAATAAAGGTGGTGAGAAAGAAGAAAATCAATCGTGGTTTAAATTTAATGAGTATGAAAAATGGCGTGATGATTTCTTTTTACCTGTATCTAAAAAATGTTTTGAAAGATCAAAACATACCATAATTAATATTATGGACCCAACCGTAAAAGGTAAAAGATATAGAAGTTGTGATGAAGTTGTTGATATGTTAAAAGATAATTTTGTAGGTCAAATTGGTATGAGAATTATGCAAAGACCTAAATCAGATAAGTTATTTGAAACTGAAGAAGCCAAACAAGAGTTTATGAATAAAACATTTATAGAAAATGTGTGGTGTTTTTCTAAAGATAAAAACTTTGACTACTTTAAGTCAGCACGTAAAGGAACGCTTGATGGTTTCTTTGAATAAATATTATGATGGCAATATCAGAAAAAAGTTATAACAACCTAAAAGAGTATTGGGACTATCAAAGAAAAGTACAATACAACAAAGAACAAATTAATGCTATGGCAGATAGATTTGAGGGTAGAGTGTATAACGATTTTGGAATGGTTCACCTAGATGATATGAAAAAACATTTATGGGATAGAATACAACCTAGTGAATATGAAGAACCACCAAAAGATTGGGTTCCCAAAGACCCTAAATTTAAACTTTGGAATGAATGATGATAACAATATATAAGGGTTATAATAACTATTTAACACACAACTTTCCTGCTACGGAGCTTGACAATATTAAGAAAGTGTGTTATGATCTAGGCATTAAATGGTTTACAATATCTTATAATGATGAGGAGATGAAAGAATATGAGCAATTTTCTAAAAGACATAATTAAAGAAACAGGTAATGAATATGCCTCACTAGTAAGTGATGGCGTTGATAGTGCAGATGTAACAAGTTTTATTGATACAGGTTCATATTCATTTAACGCTTTACTATCAGGAAGTATCTATGGTGGTATGCCAGGTAATAAGATAACTGCTATTGCAGGTGAAGCTGCTACAGGTAAAACTTTCTTTGCATTAGGTATTTGTAAACATTTTTTAGATACAGACAAAGACGCAGGTGTAATTTACTTTGAATCAGAAAGTGCAATCTCAAAAGATATGATTGAGAATAGAGGTGTTGATTCAACTAGAATGGTTGTAGTGCCTGTGGCAACCGTACAAGAATTTAGAAGTCAATCAATTAAAATACTTGACAAATATTTAGAACAACCAGAGGAAAAAAGAAAACCTTTGATGTTCGTATTAGATAGTTTAGGTATGTTATCTACTACAAAAGAAATGGAAGATACTGCCGCTGGTAAAGAAACAAGAGATATGACTAGATCACAAATAGTCAAATCTACATTTAGAGTTTTAACTTTAAAATTAGGCAAAGCAAATGTGCCTATGATTATGACCAATCACACTTATGATGTTATTGGTTCTATGTTTCCACAAAAAGAAATGGGTGGTGGTTCAGGTTTGAAATACGCTGCCTCATCAATCGTCTACCTAGGTAAAAGAAAAGAAAAAGAAGGTACCGAAGTAGTTGGTAATGTTATTCATTGTAAAAATTATAAATCAAGGTTAACAAAAGAAAATGCTCAAATAGATGTAAGACTTACATACAAACAAGGACTAGACAAATATTATGGTCTTTTAGAACTAGGTGAGTCAGCAGGTGTGTTTAAGAAAGTATCTACAAGATATGAACTACCTGATGGCACAAAAGTTTTTGGTAAGTCAATCAATACAGAGCCTGAAAAATATTTTACAAAAGAGGTACTAGATAAGATTGATGAATACGCCAAAAGAAAATTCTCATACGGATCAGACGAAGAATAGAAAATACGCATTTGTACAAAGAGAAGGTGATGACTTTACTTGTATAAAGTTATTACAAGGTAAGTACAAAGGTATAATCTACAAATACGGTAAAGTTGGTTTTGCAAAAGAAGAAAAACCAGATGGTACTTTACCTATGAAATTTGATTACGACATAATTTTTAATCCACACGAAGAATCCAGCATTGACAAACAAGAGTTTATAGATTATATTGGTGATATACTAATAGAACAATTAGAGGAACAAGTTAAAAAAGGTACTGCTGTATATGAATAATGAAAGAATAGAAATTACAATATTAAGAAATCTTATATTTAATGAAGATTATACACGTAAGACTTTACCTTTTATTAACGAAATTTATTTTACAAAAAGAGAAGAAAAGATTTTATTCCAAGAAATAGATTCGTTTGTTCAAAAATATAAAAACTTACCTACAAAAGAATCAATACTAATAGAATTAGGCAATCGTAAAGATATAAACGAAGAAGAACACAAGATAGTAAAAGAATTAATTAACACATTAAACAATGAAGAAGTTGAACAACAATGGTTGCTAGATACAACAGAAAAGTTTTGTAAAGATCGTGCTGTTCATAATGCAGTATTAGACGGCATTAAAATACTAGATGGCAAAGATAATAAAAGAACACAAGAAGCAATACCTAGTATTCTTGCTGACGCATTAGCAGTTAGTTTTGATAATCATATAGGGCACGATTATATAGAAGACGCAGAAGCAAGATTTAAATATTATCATACAAAAGAGAAAAAGTATCAATTTGATTTAAGTTATTTTAATCGTATTACAAAAGGCGGTGTGCCAAGTAAAACTTTAAATATTGCCCTTGCAGGTACGGGTGTAGGTAAATCTTTGTTTATGTGTCATTGTGCTAGTGCTTATCTGGCACAAGGTTTAAATGTGTTATACATTACTTTAGAAATGGCTGAAGAAAGAATTGCTGAAAGAATAGACGCAAATTTATTAGACACTACAATAGATGATCTACACGCCCTACCAAAAGACTTGTATGATTCTAAAATATTAAAAGTTAAAAACAAAACAAACGGTCAATTAATCATCAAAGAATATCCAACGGCGTCTGCTCATAGTGGACACTTTAGAGCATTGTTTAATGAACTTGCATTAAAGAAAAGTTTTAGACCAGATGTTGTATTTGTAGATTACTTAAATATATGTGCTAGTGCTAGATTTAAAGGTGGTAATATATCATCTTATTTTTATATCAAGGCAATTGCTGAAGAATTAAGAGGTCTTGCTGTAGAGTTTAATGTGCCAATCTTTAGTGCAACACAAACAACTAGAACAGGTTTCGTTTCAACAGATATTGGTTTAGAAGATACATCAGAAAGTTTTGGTCTACCTGCTACTGCTGACTTTATGTTTGCTCTTATGTCAAATGAAGAACTAGAACAACTAGGTCAAATGAAAGTTAAACAATTAAAGAATAGATATAATGATCCTGCTATGAACAGATCATTTATCGTAGGTGTAGATAGAGCAAAAATGAAGTTGTATGATGTAGAAAATACAGCACAAAACATAGTAGATAAAGGAAAAGAACCTGAAATAAAAGAAGACCCTTACGATAAATTTTCAGACTTTAAAATATAATGCCTAGAAAACAAAAAGTTAGATTTCATAAAGGTGATAGAAAACCCAAAGCGGATAAAGAATACGATAAGTTATCTTACAAAGTTAAGATGAAAAAGAAAGGTCGTAAATTTATCTGGCAAGTCGTAGAACAACCTCACAAAAAAATAGTTGCAGAATATTTTTTTGAAGAAGACGCACAGAAATTAGCAGACTTTCAAAATAAACACCGTGTATTTGAATTAAACGGTGGCATACCATCATTTCTTTATATTAGAGCTTAGAACGTACTATAAATATAATTATGGTACAAGTAGCAACACCCGAAGCTGAAGGAGCACAAGCATTATTCTGCTTTATTGCAGACGTGATAGGTGCAAAAAGAGCAGAAAAAGAATTTTCAGTTTACTTGGATCCTAAAAGTGGTAAAGACTTTACTACGTTTCTTACTGAATATAAAGATGAAATTAATGACGCTTTTACTGGCACAAAAGAAGTAAATATAGACAGGTCTCAAAACGCAATTATTAATTATCTAAAGAAAAATCCTGCTTGGTTCAAATCATCTTTATTAATTGCAAAAGAATTATTAAACGAATTAAGCTCAATATCATCAAAGTTATCTAAAAAAATTACTCCACCTAAATGGGGCAACATATTTTATGTTAGAGGTGATGAAGATGTAATGGGTACACTAGGAGAGTTATTTAAATCGGCAAATAAACAAAGTGAAAAACGAGATAAATTAGGTAAAGCATTTGGAGATATAAACAAATGGTCACCTGCTGATATATATTTTGCAACTGATAAAGCAAAAAACATTCTATCAAAATTAGAAACAGATCCAGAAACTAAAAAAAATAATTTAACATTTGCTGTATTAAATGAAACTGTGGGTGATTTAATAAAACAAGGTGATCTATTACCCTTATCTTTGAAAAAGGCAGTAGGTTCAATTAAAATTGTTAAAGTTAATTTTAAAAGAAAAGATGAAGAAAAATTATTAGCTAAAACTTTTAGCACAGGTGTTCAAAAATGGGAACCTATGAAAGGTAGTTATAAGTTTGAACAAAAAGCAGGTAAAAAGAAAAAATGGTTATTTGATAAAAAATATTCAGGTGGTAGAGATATATATTTGCTGTTAACATCTGAAGAAAAAAAAGGTAGAATACAAATTAGACATACTCCTGCTAGTGGTGGTAAACCTCAAAAAGGTGTTAAAGTTATATTATCTTATCCTGGTTCTTCAGCATTAGGTGGTCAGGTTGTAGGTATACCTTTATTTACAAAACTTATTCAACAAGTTGATCCTGCTTTTGCAAACGAAATTAGAAATAATTGGGATAAGAATTATAAAATATTTGAAAAAGACGCTAACAATTATATAGAATTTGGAGAGGGAAAAACTCTTTATAAAAGTAGTAAGAAAAATGATAATGATAAATTTAATGATGATATAGGTGCTATATCAGGACTGACGGTTATGAACGCTATAAGACCATTATTAACAAAATATTTTAGTAAAAAAGGTGAAAAACAAAATAATTGCGTAAGAGCAATATTTGAGTACGTTTCATCTAGGTCAAAATCGTCAAGTCCTTTTGTTATAGCAAAAGATTAATTATAAATAATATTATTGAGTTATATGGAAAAAGTGATTATATTAATGGATAAATTGGAGAACAAATGTTTAGTTTTAAAGGTTTCATTACCACAGAAAAGAATACACACCTTGAGCATTTAGAAGACGATATAATTAATCGTGGTTCAGA